GGTTGTCCTACCGTATAATCTAATCCAGTATCTACCGTTATTGTTCTATTGTTACCAATACTTCCTATTGAAATAGAAGTAGTTGATGTTGTTGCGTATTGTTGAGATTCTCCAGATGTACCCGAAGAACCTGATGTACCATTTACGCCTGATGTGCCACTCACTCCGCTTGTGCCACTTACACCGCTTGTACCTGAAGTTCCAGAAGAACCAGGGTTACCAGGTGCACCATTGAATCCAGAAGTACCTGAAGTTCCATTAGAACCGTTTACTCCTGAAGTTCCATTCACCCCTGAAGTTCCATTCACTCCGCTTGTGCCACTTACGCCTGATGTACCACCCGAACCATTTGTTCCACTTAAACTAACACCAGAAGTACCCGATGTTCCATTTGTACCTGTGATACCAGATGTTCCAGCTTGTCCAGATGTACCTGATGTACCTGATGTTGGATTTGAACCTGATACTACATAAAGAGTATTTTCATCCGTTGAGAAAGATGATACTAAAGATGCGTATGATGCACTATCAATACTTACAATTTGCTTAACTGATGGTACATTTGGATAGTTGATTCCTACGTTTGTTACAACTGAACCTGTTTGTGAACCAGATGTAATACTAATTGAGCCAGTAACACCAACACTACCTACCACATTAAGCGAACCAGTAATTCTTGCTGAACCAGTAAATGGAAATTGTACACCCTGAATTGATGATGTTGCTACTAAACCAGCAGTTCCATTTTGTCCTACCCATGCATATCCATCTCTTAATGAAGCAGTGAATGCACCATTTACATTTAACGAACCTGTTACACCATTTTGAAATCTAACTGCATTACCTATTTGTACTTCAGTACCATTATCTAATATTGATGAATCACCAATATTGTGACCTCCATCAGTTGATAGGGCTTTAGGAATGTAGTTAGGAGTTAATTCGGTTTCGTTACCTAAATCATTATATGTTTCAGGTCCTAATATTAATACTGATGATGAAACGCCTGTACCTAATGTATGAATAGATACCCAACGATTCTCAACCGAATCAAAAAACATTGAACCTGAGTTTTGTGGTAATGAGCCACTATCGTTTACAACCAATCCACCAAATCTTACACCTGGCGTTTGTGTGTTTACTGATATAATATTACTTCCAATATCAAATTGAGAAGATGTAATATAGTTTACTGATGAACTTCCTAATACCGTTAAGTTTTGATTAATGATTAAAGAGCCTGATACAGTAGAACTTAATCCAAAGTTTTTAATATCTAAATTGTTTGCAGTTATGTTTCCATTCACTACTTCATTACCCAATATATTAACGCTACCAGTTAGTTTAGTTGGACCATTTATAATAAGATTTGAACCTGTTATTGATTGTCCATATACAGCTGATGCTGATACTATTGAAGCCGTAATAAAACTTACTTCTAAACTTCTTTGTGCATCAAATTTAAGATTACCACTAATAAATGTATTACCTTCCAAAGTTGTAATACCCTGAACTGATGCTGAACCCGTTATAACTAATCCTTGCTCACCAACAATAACATCATCCACATTTAATGTAGAGTTTATTGTTACACCATTGTTAGCATTCATTGTTAATGTTGATGTACTCTCTACAACAACATCTGCTCCTGCTGCACCTGCTATAAATAAATCACCACCAACCGTATTACCAATCTGATGAGGGTCACCACTTACATTTGATGCAATGAATACTGAACCTGTAATTGTTTGAGAACCTGCGAACTTGTTACTGCCAGTCACAGTTGCTTTAGTATTGATGTCAGCTTGTAGTACTGATGAACTATAATTCAATTGAGCATCAGTAGCATATTGTAAATCCAATGAAGAACTAAAGTTCTCCAATCTAGCAATACTGCCTGATAGGGATTCTGATACTGAATTAAATGTACCTTCATCCACCATACTGTCAATCATGTCAGTATTAAAGTTTCTTAATATTGTTGGAGTAATATATCCAGCGTTGTTATTAGGAAAGCTACTTTGGTTTTCTTGCTCTAATTGTGTTTTATTTAATTGAGACATATATTCTATAATTTTTAATAAACGGGTGTTCCTATATCAAAACCATCTGAGAATCCAACACTAAATCCACCTCTTGTTGCGAATTGTGCCGGTTGTTGTGTTTGTCCAATCCCTTGCTGAACTAATGCACCATTACAACATTTGCGTGAGTATGTGTTTGAATTTGCACATAAACATGCTTGTCTATTGTTCTTTGGTGAACTTTTTCCCCTAGTAGGTCCTAAATAAACGCCCGATGTTGCTTTGAATCTGGCTAAGTAAGCTGGAGTTGGCATATACTAATGATTTTATTATTTAACAACCGATTCCCTAAATGTAGTGGATTACTATTTGTTTCTTGCCAAAACTTCTTTGTGTAGGAGATTCTGTAAGTAATTGTAATCCGAGTTATACGCAAGGAATAATAAGCATTGTTCTAATGGTAATGTAGTTACCTCATCCATCTTCATTATATCTCCACCTGCTAATTGGATAACTGAGCTGTAATTTTTCCACTTCTTTCCAAAACGGATTTGATGCTCTGAGGGAGCTTCTCCGAATCCATCATAGATTTCAGGATAACGCTCGGTAAGGCCGTTAATAAACGAACAAAAAAAAACAGGGCACCATAATGTACATCCATTGGAACATTTAAGAATAGTTCTTCATTATCTTTGCCGGTGTATTCCTCTATCTCATAAGTACCCATGCTCTTTCTCTTTACAGGTCTATAAAGGATACTCATTATCTTTGCCCAATTCTCATCAATGGTAAATGTATCATGCTTAGTTATATCCAAATAAGAACCATAAGACATTTTTGATAGGTTAGGTTCAAACCCATACTCTACCCCGTCAATTTTAATAAACCGTTGCAGTTCATTATCAGTATTGGTCATAAAGCCTGTAAGGTCTTTCTTAATCTTTATAAAGGTTTCAGTATCCAATCCATGCAGATATTCAGCTGAGAATCCACATAGGTGATGTAATAAACATGCTACATAAGCATTCTCATCTTCACCATACACTTTCAAATCTCTTTGTAGTGCTAGGTATTGTTTAAGTGTAACTGCTGACCATTTAGTTGGTACTGTGATTTTAATTTCTTTTTTCATATTGTTTACAATTGTGAATTTACATTTGTTATTTAGTTCCCTTTATATAATAAGATTTAACTGATGTCAAATAATCTTTGCCTGTTTCCACACTGACATCCTTAAATCCAATCTTCTTAAAATCATCAATTAGGAATTGCTCATCTTCTACTCTACAATTCATCCAGTCCAAGCACTCATCGTGATAACGTGCTGATTGTCCTAAATCCATAAAGTGTAATGAACATAATCCACCATCCCTTAACGATTTGTACATATCCTCTATGATTGAATACCTTACTGAATAGTTTGAGATATGCTGAAATACTATGTGTGACATTATGAAATCGTAATAGCCTTCCGCAGTTGGTTGTATATCTTTACCATTGTTCTCCCATGTCTTACATGCAGCAGTTGATTGTGTGTTATCTATATACCATTGTTGTGCATAAGCTGCATTACTCTTTGATATATCACAACCATCAATAGTTTCCCATTCAGCTAATGTAGATAGATTGATTAGGTTTCTACCACATCCACATCCAAAATCAAATGCTCTCTTTCCTTTCCATCTTTCAGCATTGAACTTTACATCACCCAATAGGATAGCCCAATACTCTGGGTCTGGATTGTGTTGGTGATGATTATCCACAGTCATCCCACTATGATAAGATTCAAACTTATCCTTATAATCTTTTAAGTAACCTTCTATATTTTCCATATTATTGTTTATCTGATTTTTCTATTTTACTTACCTTTCCTTCCGGCACTGCCCATTGTTCTGGATTGATTAAATCTAACGATGTATTAATCACCGTTGCTTCAGTAATAGGTACAGTCTTTAGGGCCTTATCAGCTAAAAGGTTTTGGTATTTCATCTCTGCTGAATTCCTTTGTTGTAGAGTTGCAGATAGATATGCTTTCACTTCTCTTAGTTCGTTTAGAAGTTCTACGTTCTTCTTCTCACTCATTGCCACATACGCTGCCATCTCCATGAAATCGTCTTGTGTTAGGTTGTTAATGTCAAATTCTTTTTCCATATTATTTTATTTTATACTAATTACATATTTTCCAACTGCCGTTGCTTTTTGTGATAACTTCATCATTGCCACATAACGAGCAGCATCTAAAAGGTGGTTGTTGAAATCTACGGGTCTATCCAATATTTTTCCGAACCTATCCGTTTCCCACTCATACGAATAGAACTCATTGATTAGGTTCTGACAACTCTTAGGTATCTTTATCTTATAGTTCTGCAATACACCAATACCAAAGTTAATACTATCCTTACCTTTAGTCACCGGCTTTATATTAAATCCAGCTCTACGAATTTCTTCTATCAAACGTGGTTCACTGCTATCCGCCCATATCTCCTCATTACCACTCACTGCTTTCTTCAACATATCGGTTATTTCGTTTGTCACCATTCCCTTCTCATAGCAGTGTTCTAAGATGTATAGCTCATTACCATTTAGCTTCCATACACTCACCAATGCGTTCGGGTCATTAGCATATCCAAAGTCCAATCCCCATGCCACAAACTCTGCTTCATCCGGCAACCATTCAACCAATTCAAATTCAAAGATTGCTTTATCGTTTGTTGTGTACTCACCCTTAGTGTATACCTGATATGCTTTAATGTTTGTATTCTTCAGGTCTTCCAATGCTCTAATCACACTCTTTTCCAAATAAGGATTATCTTTGTAGCTAGTGAAGTATCGTGTACAATCCTGCATCTCTCTTAACCAATGCCATGGAGATACTGTAGGGTTATAACTTAGAATGATTTTGCCTGTTGTACGGATTTGTAATTGTAGGTATGATTCTGAATCTACTTCGGATGCTTCTTCTATCCATAGTATGTTTGATTTAACACCTCTTAGCTTTTCTGCATTATCCGTACTGATGAATTGTATTTGTGAATCATTATAGAATGTATATGTTCTGTCCGATATGTTAAACTCATTCTCATTCCATATACCCATCGTCTGCATCAGGTCTTTGAAATCCTTCATTACAGTCCTTTTAAGCGATGGTATTGTTTTCCTTACTATTGTTATCAACTCTTTCTTTTGAAGCGCTTGTACGATAAGCCATTGAAGTGCAGCGTATGTTTTACCACTACGGCTACCACCAACCAAATGACAAACTCTAGTAGGGCAATCCTCTATGTGCTTATAACTAATCGTTGTGTTGACTTCCAGATGCATCTACTTGATTTTGTGTAATGTTTACGGATATTTGCTGTATTCTTTGTTCTACTTCTGCTTTCAATTCCATTCTACTTTGTTTAGGTAAATGGAACTCTAACATTTTAAGTGTGATGTCTACTGCTCCCTTCGGGTCTTTCTTCATCATCTCCTCCATTAGTGATGGTAGGTTATCCATTACTTTATTTGTAGCACGAGCTAATGATAGTTTCATCATCTCCGTACTTCGGTTCAATGCACCAGCCGGTCTACCTGCTCTATTGATTCTCTTATCGTTCTTTTCAAATGCCATTGTAATTCGTTGTATTTAACAATATATATAGATATAACAACTATATCCAACTCCGTAGTTATCGCTACAGGAGACCACCTTAAAATTGCTTTAGGATGGTTTGAATGGATTAACCTTTGTTAGTCTTATATGTTGTTTAATCTTTTTGACATTTAAGAATGAAGTGCTTTTAGAAATCCCTATATCTTTACTTAACTTATCCAATGTCATCTTATCTCCACTAAAAAAATATAATTCAGCTAATCGGGCTGAACCCCACATCTTTGTTTTCTGCAGTTGTTGTATCTCATCTACTATATCATCGTAGCATTGTTGTACCTTTCTATCCAGTTCCTCATCATAGCTTTCCTCAACTTCATCGTAATAGTCCGGCAGTGATTGTATCTTACCATTACTCTTTACCATATTGATGTGTCTTGT